CCGACAATCCTTTCTGTTTTCTTCTACCGTGAATCCACATTCAGCACATTTATGCTCGTATTCTCTTTCCTTTTCGTAGAAGAAGTCCGGAGCAGCTAGTTTGTAATTGTCGAGGTTCATGTTATTTGGTTTGAAGTTGTTTTGCTTTTTGTTCAAAAAACAGGTCGATCATTTTAATTAATGTCTGTTTTGCTTCGCCCTTAAATGCTTTTGCGATGGTCGGCTGCGAAACACCTGTGTATTTTTGGATCAACGTTTTATCTCCTTGATCCAGGTTCGCCTTCCATCTTTTTAGTTTATTTGTAGATACTTGCATTTTAATTTGGTTTTATATTATTTTTTGTTATACTTTTATAATGCTTTTGAAGCAGTTTGTTTTTCTTTTGACAATACAAAGATAAGGCAAAAGAAAAAACAAAAGCAAATTTTTTTCAAATAATTTTAAAAATATTTTAGTATTAAATTATAACCAAGCTAAAACCCTTGTAAAATGGACAAAGAGAAAGAAAAGAAAAATGATCTTGTCATCCAATGAACTGGCTTTTCTTTGAAATAGGACCAATGTACATGGAAAGCGACGATTGGAAACAGGATATCCGGAAGACAATAAAGAAACTCGAAAGCCTTTTGTAAGGCTTTTTTTATGCTATAATACTTTCAAATTTGTAAATTAACTTTCAAATATGTAAATTTGAACTATGAAGAAACTGTTATCCGGAATGTTCGATTATGAAAACAAATATTGGAGCAGGTCACAAAAGAAATGGGTGACACCCTTTAAAGGAAAATATTTTAAGTGGTTAAATGCATTTCTGCCACATAAATCATTTTTCCCGGTTAGTTATCCAGTAGTTTACACACCAAAGGAATTGGTGGCAGAATATCCAAATAAATGGAATATTCCGGTAAGCCCAGAAATAAAAGTTTTGCATGAAGGAAAATTAATCGGCTTTTCCGATTTTAAACAATTTTACAAATGACAAAAGCTAAACGATCAATATTAATACTATTATTCATCTTACCTATTATCGCAATAGGCTGCATAGGAGGCTTTTTTCGTTTGTTGGGTAAAGCATGGAGAGAATCAGTATTTTATTATCAAACAGGTAAATTCAGAGAGGAATGAACGAAGAAAAAACCTTAAAAATAATAATGGCAAAGAAAGAAAAACAACCCGAATACACCTTTGAAGGAACCCTATGTTACAAAGACGGTAAACCTTACGGTAGAATAGTAGAAGAAAGCGAAAGCCACATCATTGTGGAATTAAGAGCAGAAAGCAAAAACGAATACCCACAAAGGCATGAGTTCAGAAAAGAGCAGAGTACCAAGGAAGCTTAAAAAGAAATTTATATTCGATAGGTACGAAGATGGGAGTGTAGCTATTTTGGGTCTAAAAAATAGAAAAACAAATGGCAAAATCAAAAACAAGCGGATTAGAGGATAAACAGGAAATGTTTTGCCGGGAGTACCTAAAGGATTTAAACGGAACTCAGGCGGCAATTCGTGCCGGTTATTCAGCTAAAACAGCTAGGCAGATATCCGATAACCTATTGTCAAAAGTTGACATTCAAACCTTTATAGATTCGCTCAAAGAAAAGCGAGCAGATAAACTAGAAATATCAGCTAATAAAGTATTGGAAGAATTGGCAAAAATCGGGTTTTCTGATCTGAAAGATTTTCTTAATAACGATTACTCACTTAAGAATTTGGATCAAATAGATACCTCAAAGTCAGGGGCAATACAATCTATTCAAAAAGAAATAATTCAAGGGGAAACGTACACAAACACCACTGTAAAGTTCAAATTGCACGATAAGTTATCGGCCCTTGAAAAGATAGCCAAACACATAGGGTTCTTTGAAAAGGACAATCAGCAGCAAAATAAAGTTATACTTCCAGCTCCAACAAAAGAGCGCATAAAAGAAATAAAAAAGAAGCTAAAGGATGACTATTGATGAGAGGGATGTTACACGTGCGATGTGTGACGAATCCACTCTTTTCTTCACACGGTACTTTTTTAAGAAAAAACAAAACAGGAAGCTTGTAATTAATTCCCATCACGAGCTTATTTCCGAAGCACTCGATAAGGTTATACGCGGTGAAATAACTAAGCTAATCATAAACATTGCCCCGCGTTATGGTAAAACCGAATTAGCAGTAAAAAACTTTATTGCTCACGGCTTATCAATAAACCCTGCATCTAGGTTTATCCATCTATCCTACTCCGATGATCTAGCTTTAGATAACTCCGAAGAAGTAAAGGAGATCGTAAAGCACGAAGCATTTCAGGAATTATATCCAGAGGTTCAAATCAAACCCAATTCCGATAGTAAAAAGAAATGGTACACTACAGCAGGTGGCGGTGTGTATGCCACAAGTGCATCGGGTCAGGTAACAGGGTTCGGTGCTGGTCGTGTTGATGATGAAGAAGACTTTGATTTCATCAAAACAGGAAAAGGAAAGTTTGCTGGTGCATTGATCATAGATGACCCTATCAAACCGGATGATGGGGATAGCGAAACGATTAGAGAGAAGGTGAATAACAAGTACGATTCAACAATAAAGAACCGGGTAAACAGCCGTAATACCCCGATCATTATCATTATGCAACGATTACATGATAGAGATCTTTGCGGGTATCTTATGGAGCAAAATCCGGGCGAATGGACGGTATTATCATTGCCATGTATTAAGGAAGACGGCACAGCACTATGGGAGTTTAAACACACCCTTGCTGAGCTGAATAAAATAAAAGAGGAAAACGAGATTGTATTCGAGCGTCAGTACATGCAGGATCCGCAACCGCTCAAAGGTTTGTTGTTTCCTGCCAAACAGCTTAACTATTACATACCAACATTTCAGGAGGAATACGAAACATCTATGGGTTATGTGGATGTAGCAGATGAAGGAAGCGATCATCTAAGTGCCCCAGTAGGTAGACACATTGGATCAAAGGTTTATATTCCGGAGGTAATATTCAACAAAGAAAATACAGATATAACATTGCCACAGGTGCAAGATTTATTCACACGTCACCAAGTGCGGTATGCGCGTGTAGAAAGTAATAACATGGGCGCAATGTATGGGCGATCTTTATCTAAGCTTGTCCCAGAAACACAAGTACAACTCATAAACAACAGGACTAATAAACACACACGCATTTTAACCTATGCAGCATTCATACGAAAACATTTTTGGTTTGTGCATCCGGATTATCAAACACCACAGTATAAAAAGTTTATGAAGGAGCTGTGTAGCTACATGAAGGAAGTAGAACTACAGCCGCATGATGATGCTCCAGATAGTTTAAGTGGATTAGCTGTGTACGTCAGCCAGATGTATCAACATTTATATCCGAATTTAATTTAATTTCATATTTATAAAATAAATTTATATATTTGTAACACAACACGATCACTTTTTATTGGGCCGGGTGATTCCACTTGATAACAAAGCCGATAGCAAACAAACTATCATTCGTGGCATTCACAACATCAAGGTACGGTATAGGAGATAGAGAGAATATAATAGATGTATTCGGAGGGCTTGCAAGATCAATTCTTGGCAGGAATGGGAAGTTCAACTTCTCACGTGATTACAAACCGGCCAACTCAAAAGTAGATCTAGTCGACTGTTCTTGGGGTAACTTGATGCAGCTCGCAAACAATGTCCCTCACTTAAATCTTATCATTTCCGAAGGCGCAAAGATGTACTCAGGAATGGAGATAAAGCACTATCAAGGCAAAGGCAAAGGCCGTGTAGAGGTTCCCAATAGCGAAGTTTTAAAATTCCTGAATAAACCCAACCCATTACAACGTAGATCAGACTTTCTTTACGACTTCTACGTGCAAAACGCAATCTACCGAACTACATTCTGCTACAAGAACATTCCATCACGATTAGCAAAAGCACCACTAGCTTTATGGTGGCTACCTGGTGAGTCAATGAAGATCAATTTAACTGAAAAAATGTTTGATCAGTTAACCATTGAAGGAATTGTTGAAAGCTACGAATTAGTTGATTATAATAAAAAATTCAGCCCTCAAGAAATCATACATATTATTGATGGCATTTCGCAAAACAAGATTACCGCAAAACCTACCATAGAAGCCCAACAGGTCCCCCTTTCAAACATAATGGCTATTCTAAAATCCTACAACATCATTACATCTGAAAAAGGTATGATAGGATTTATCGGTGGTGACGCGAAAGACTCAACAGGTATGGGTATTCAGATGACCGAAAAAGAGCGGACACAATTTGAAAATGCTTACCAAAGAAGATACGGATTAGATAGCACAGACGGCCACGTTATGCTTACCCAGGCACCACTTAAATGGGTTCCTATGACATTTGATGTTAAACAACTTATGTTATTCGAAGGGCTGGAAGAGTTCTTTTCAAATCTGTGTGGTGCTTATGGTCATGACAGGGACATTTACCCATCCGTGAAAGGTGCGACATTCGAAAACAAAAAACAAGGGTTAATCAATACTTATCAAAATACAATGACTCCGCTTGGGTGTAAAATGCTTGAGCCTATCTCGGAAATATTTGGCCTACCAGATAAAGATCAGTATTTAGAGCCTTCATGGGAGCATTTGCCTGTAATGCAGGAGGATGAAAAAAATAAAGCGGAAGCATTAAATACAAATGTACAAGCATACTCTAAAATGCTTGCTGATGGTATCATAAGCCCAAAGCAATACGCAGAGTTAGCAGGTGTAAAGATGGACGGCACAGGCGAGCCGGTAACCATAACAATGAATCGAGAAAACAACGATATAAAGAAAGCGAACGATAAAAAACAGCAAGCAAATGGAAGATCGTAAATTCAGAAGGACAGCCGAAAGAGAGAAAAACAAGTTCATGCAATTTGAAATGAAGGACCTTA